ATCGATTTCTCCCCCCTAAGATCGTTTGGCGTCGGGTCGTGCCATTCTTGGGAATGGCGCGGGAATGGCGGGCCGCCATTATGTGGACCTGGGAGAGCGTTATTCTCGTCCTGGTGGCCGCATTTCTCGACGCGGCCCGCGATAAAGGCGTCCTGGGAATCGTCGTAATACTCGGCGCAACCTGGGTCTTTATGGGAATAGTGATATGGCTGATAAGCCGGGCGAATAGCGGACGGTAACAATCGGGAGATCAGGGCCGATGAGCGCCTGGGAGTGGGTCGGGGTCGGGGTCGCGGGCTACCTTGCGGTGTCCGCGGTGGCGACCCTGTTCGCTGTGATCGTCGGGTGGGCCATCACGAGACAGGGGGACCGGGTGCCGGGTGGTGATGGCGGGGGACCGCTCGACGATCACGGGGTGGGCGGGGTCGAGCCCTGGGAGCCGACCCGGCTGGATCATGTCCCGCGGGCGGCACCGCGGCGGCACCGGCGGGAGATGTTGATCGTGTCGGCGATCCTGCTCACACTGGGGACGATCTTCGGTGTGGCCGAGTGGACGGCCACCGCGTTCGTGATCATCGTCGGTGCACTGATCCTCGCGGCCGGTGCGTGACCTGCGCGGCGGGTGCGTGAAATTGCGCTGATCTGCCCGGTTTCTGCGCCGGTCTGCGCCGGATTACGTCACCATCACGGCCGATTGACACGGTTGTCGTGTCAATGCCACGCCCCTACTCTGACATCCCGATGTCAGAAACGGGCCCGGTCTCCGCAGCGGTTGCCGCGTCACTGCACGCCCTGGACCTGCCCGCGACCGATCAGGGCCTGGCCGCCATCGCGGTCGCCTACGCGGGCGAGATCGACGCGGCGGCGCTGCGGATGGAGCGATTCGACCGGCTGTTGACCAAGCTTTCCCGCACCCATGATCCGGAGTCCTACGACGCCCTCATGATCGCTCGCGGGATGCTGTCCAGCCGGGCCACCCTCGACAAACTCGGCGCCCGACTACAGGTCGGACTCGATCAACTCCGCGCGACCCCGCGGGCCCGACCGGTGCAACCGCCCCGGGCCCCGGCCGGATCGCCGCTGGGCGTGCTCCGCCTCGCCGCGGTCGCGGGTGAGCAGGATCCGCCGTGAGCCTGCCGTCCCCGCTGGCCGGTCGGCTGTCACACGTCGAGGTGATCCGCGGGTCCACCACTCCGCGGATCTTCACCCCGCCCCTGTGGGGTGGGCCGCCCGGCCCGTGCGGGTGCGGCTGCCCGCTGCGCCCGGCCACCTCGCGCGGGTTCGAGGTGATCGCATTCGCGACCGACGTCCTGCGGGTGGCCCTGCTCCCGTGGCAACGGTGGTGGCTGATCCACGCGTTCGAGCTGAGCGTCGAGCGGCACCCGGTGACCGGGCACCGGCGGCCCCGCTTCCGCACCCTGCTCACCCTGGTGGCCCGCCAGCAGGGGAAGTCGTGGCTACTGCGGATCGTCGCACTGTGGGCGCTCTACGTCCGCAAAGCCGGTCTGGTGCTCGGCGCCGCGCAGTCCCTCGACATCGCCCGGGAGTCGTGGCTGGGAACCGTTGACCTGGCCCGGTCAGCGCCCGAGACGGCCGCCGAGATCCCGGCCGTGGGCGGGGTCCGCTACACCAACGGGGAACAGTGCCTGACCCTGGTGGACGGCCAGCGCTACCGGATCACGGCGGCCACCCGCGGGGCCGGTCGCGGGCTCTCGGTGGACGTGCTGTTGCTCGACGAACTGCGCGAGCATCGTGATTATCTGGCCTGGGCCGCGCTGTCCAAGACCACCCTTGCCCGGCCGGACGCGCTGATCTGCGCGGTGAGCAATGCGGGCGACGACGGCTCGATCGTGCTGAACGATCTGCGGGCGCGCGCCCTGGACGCCATCGGCGCGGCGCTGGCCCGACCGGGAGCGATCCAGGGCGACGACGGGGCCACCCTCGATCCGTCCGGCGGGCTGTTCCTGGCCGAGTGGTCGGCCCCGGACAACTGCGCGCTTGACGACCCCGCGGGCTGGTCCGCGGCGATGCCGGGTCTCAACATCGACACCATCGGCCCGGACGGCACCTTCCGCCCGGCGCCGATCACCACCGAGGCCGTGCTGGGATTCCTGGCCACCGACCCGGCGCCGGTGTTCCGTACCGAGTTGCTCTGTCAGCGGGTCGGCGCCCTGCTCACCGCGTTCGATCCGATCGAGTGGGCGGCCTGCGCGGATCCCACGTTCAGCCTGCGCGGGGTACGGGACGCGGTGGCGGTGTGCGTCGACGTCGCGCTCGACGGCGAGCACGTGACCGCCTGCGGGGCCGCGCGGGTGCCCGGTGCGGTCGGCATGGTCGGGGTCGCAGTGCTCGGCGCGTGGTCGGGCCGGGGCGCGGTGGCGGCGGCCGAGCGGGCGTTGCCCCCGATGCTGCGGATGATCTCCCCCACCGAGATCGGATGGTTCCCCACCTCGCCGGTCGGCTCGCTCGGGCCGGTGCTGCGCGGCCTGCGCCGCACGACGCGCCGGATGGTCCCGCAGGTGAAGGATGGCAAGATCATTCTCGAGGATGATCATGAAGCGGCCCGGATGTCCGCGGTGCTCGAACGGGAGGCGGCCCAGGGGCTGGCCGAACTGATCCGGTCGCGGCGACTGGTGCACCCGGGAGACCCGCTGTTGGACGCTCAGGCGGTCGCGGCGCAGCGCGTCGAGGTGGCCGGGGGTGAGAGCGGCTGGCGGCTCACCCGGCGCGGTGGCGGGCACGTGAACGCGGTCTACGCGGCGGCCGGGGCGTGCCACCTGGCACGGGCCGCGCCCGAGGTGCCGCGCTCGGCGATGCGGGCCCAGATCTACTGACACACGCACGTCAATCGATCATGAGAGCGGGTGAGGTCGTGGAACGGATGGCGCTGGCGTTGCAGGTGCTCGGTGGACTGGCGGTCATGCTCGGCCTGTTCGCGGCGCTGCGCTGGGAACTGGCGGTGTTGATCGTCGGCATCCTGGTGCTCGCGGTCGGGACGGTGCTGGAAGTGGCCCACCACCCGCGGGTGCGCACCATGGCCGTGCCGTCCCTGGCCGAGCAACGCGCGCACTCGCTGGCGGACCGGGCCCAGCATGCGAGCGGACGGTAACCGGTGGGACTCGGCCAGATCTTCACCCGCTCGGTCAAGATCGAGACGGTAGAGGCGGCGGTCAGCGCCCGGGACACGATCACCGACGTGATCGTGTCCGGCAACGGCGGTCAGTATCCACTCGGCGGACACGGCAACGGGCCCTATCGCGGCACGCTTCAGATCGCGGCGGCCTGGCGGGCGTCGATGTTGCTCTCGGATCTCCTCGGGCGCCTGCCCTGGGACGAGTACCGGTCACCGCCCGGGGCCGAGCCGGACGACCCGCCCGAGTTGCTGCCGACCCCGCCGATCCTGGTCCAACCGGCCCCGCCGGACACCCGGATGGTCACGCTGTCCAGCCTCGGGCTCGATGCGCTGTTCCACGGGAACGCCATCGGGATCTATGCCGACCGGGACCGGCTCGGCTACCCGACGGCGATCACGCCCGTCGAGGCGGACTACGTGTGGATCAAGCGGGTCGAGCGGGCGGACAGCCTGCCCTACCCGCTCGGCTCGGCGGCCTACTGGATCGGCCCGAGTCCCAACCCGTCCGCGGACCTGAACGCGGCGGGCCGGTGGTACGGCCAGGACGAGATCTTCCACGTGAAGGGTCCGTGCCGTCCCGGCGCGCTGCGCGGGATGGGCGTCCTGGAAGCCGGGCTACAGCCGGGCGGCGCGCTCAGCCTGGCCGCGTCCCTGAACGATCAGGCGGCCGGGGGCGCGCTGTCCGGGGTGCCCACCGTGCACATCAAGTCCTACGACCCGGACTTCGATCAGACCCAAGCCACGGAACTGAAGGCCAAAGCCACCGAGACACAGCGGATCCGGTCGGCGATGGTGACTAATGCGCTGGTCGATATCATGCCGATCGCCTGGAATCCGACCGAGACGCAATTGTTGGAGGCGCGGCGACTGTCCCTCGTCGAGGTGGCCAATCTCTTCGGCATGGATGCCGAGTGGGTGAATGCGGGGCAGATCTCCGGCACGTATCAGAATATCGAACAAAAGGGGATCGACTTCCTGCGCCATTCTGCCGGCGGGTGGCTGGCCCGATTCGAGCAATCATTCTCATTGATCCGGCCGCGTAGCCATTGGGTCGAGGTGAACCGTAACGCCGAATTGCAGGCGGATACGATGACCCGATATCAGGTGTACGAAATCGCCATCCGCAACGGGGTGCTGACCCGCGACGAGTGCCGGGCGTTGGAACGGCGGCCACCGCTCACCCCGGAACAGCGCATCGAGGCGCTGCCTGCCAGCGACGCGCACGAACCGGCCGGACCGCCTGGCAGCAACGACCTGCCGGGCGGGGTGCCCGCGGGGCCCAAGGGGTCACGCAACCCGGGTAAGACGGGCGGGCAGGGGCCCAGCCACGGGGCCGGGCGCAAGTTGGCCAGCGTGCGCGGCGAGGACGGACGGGAGATCTTCACATGATCAGTCCTGCGGAGTTCTACCGGGCGGCCGTTGACCCGGACTGGTCAGCGCCGGTCGGCCCGTTCACCGACGCGGAGCTACGGGCCGACACGCACCCGGGCGATCCGGGCCAGCTCAAAAAGTATTGGTTATCGAAAGAGGGGCTGGCCAAATGGGCGACGAAACCGCACCCCTGGACGGCCCTTTATCACCACATTCTCAAGCACGTCGGGAATCCGGAGAAGGCAAAGCGCATTGCCTCGCAGTGGTATCACGACCATTTCGGGCACTGGCCCGGCGAGCGCAAGGGCAAGAATCCTGTTGGAAAAGGCTAGTGGGTAAGGCGAGCGCGGCCCTACAGCGGGTGCTCGATTCCGATAAGGCGCGCCGGGTCCGGGACTGGCGCCCGCCCTATTTCGTGACACCGGCCCCGAAACCGGTGCCCGCGGATCCGGCCAACACATTCGCCTTCGATGTCGGGAGAATAGTGAAGCAGTCACTGACGAAGAAAAGCCGTAACGATCTCGGGCGGCGCATGATCAATATGTGCTCGCTGTCCGGTTGGCAGTCGACCACGCTCAATCCGGATATGGCCGATACCGAGAAGCTGGCCATTCTCACGGCCCGGTTCGGCGTCATCGCGGCCGATGCCGCGGACCGGGAAGGGCTCTATGCGGAGCTGATCGATCTGTCCGCGGCCACGATGGGATGGGCCCAGGGAATCGCCCGACACCAGGCGCGCGAACGCAAACAGCGCTCACGGGCCGCCCGGAAGGAACAGCGCCGGGTCAAGCGAGAGGGCCGGAACAAGGGAAAGGGTGAGGATGGGTGACCGACGATCCGCTCGATCCGGCCCTATTCGTCGCGCTGTTTCTCGGCGTGACCGGAACGGTGTACGCGATGGGTGAGCCACAGACCAAGACCGAGACGCGGTTACGACTCGTCACCCTGATCCTCTGCGCGGTCATTGCGGTGGTGATGGTGTTCTGGTTGGTGACGACCGTTCTACACCGGGCCGGATGGGCCTAGCGGAAAGGAATGCATTATGCCGATGGAAACCCTCTATCGCCCGGTGACAACGACACTGGAGATCCGCAGCGCGGAGCAGGGCGGGAGCGACGGCCGGACCGTGACCGGGATCGCGGTCCCGTGGAACCACCCGCAGCGCATCGATGCGGACCTGGTCGAGCAGTTCGAGCAGGGCAGCGCCGATCATGTGATCTCGGCCGGGCTGCGCGGGCAGGCGCCCGGCGGGCTGCCCGCGTACCGGGTCCACTTCGCCCGTGAGCACGTCCGCCAGGGTGGGTCGCCCATCGGGCGCACCGTCGAGCTACGCGACGACGCGGCGGGGCTCTGGGGCGCGTGGCGGGTGTCCTCGACGTCGCTCGGTGACGAGACCCTGGAACTGGTGCGGGATCAGGTCTACCGGGAGCTGTCGATCGGGTTCCGGTCGGCCCCGGGGTGGTCGCGGCGGCTGCCGGACGGTGTGGTGAGCCGGACCCGGTTCGATCTGTTCGAGGTGGCCCTGGTGCTGCGCGGGGCCTACGCCGAGGCGGCGGCGGTCACCGGCACTCGGGACGAGGAGGACGACGGCACGGCCCGGCTGTCCCGGGCCCGCACGATCATGGCCGGGTGGCCGATGGTGCGCCCGCACGGGGTGGGCGTCCGATGACCACGGCGAGGGGTCGCGGGCGGCGGGTGGCGGCCGAGGGGATCGGCACGTTCGTCCTGGTGTTCTACGCGGTCGGCTCGGCGGTGTTCGGGATCAAAGAGATCTTCCCGGTCGGCGTGGCGCTGGCGTTCGGGTTCCTGTTGCTGGCGCTGGCCTACGGCATCGGCCCGATCAGCGGCGCGCACGTGAATCCGGCGGTGACCCTCGGCGTGCTGGCGGGCCGCGGGATCAGCGGGGCCGAGGCCGGGGCGTACATGGTCGCGCAGGTGCTCGGCGCCATCGCGGCGGGCGGCCTGCTGAAGGTGATGACCACCACCGGTGGGGTCACCGACAACACGGGCGCGCTCGGCACCAACGCGTGGGGGA